AGACGCTAGCCAAGTACACTGGCAGGACGCAAAAGGAAATCAGGGAAACGCTGAAGGCGGCGGGCATAGAGAGCGCGGCATGGGACAAGGCGATTTATAAGAGGGCGCTGGATGCGGGGCTGATAGACGACATTAGCGCAGAGGTCAAAAAGTGGATTACAGGGGACAAGCTGGCCGTCGATCCCGCATTAGAGGACATTCTCAAGGCCGCGGAGCGCAACGCAATGGACACCATGCAGCTGACAAACACGCGGGCCATCCAGGGAGCACTAAACACATTCAGCGACATCGTCGATAAGAATTACCTAGCATTACAGACCGGCGTCTTAACATTCGACCAAGCGATGAAACAGAGCATCGACAAGCTGGCCACCGAGGGCATCAAAGCCGTAAACTACGCCAGCGGGCGGCGCTTAAGCATCGAGGCCGCGGTCAAGGCCAACATTCGCACCGCCGCAAACCAGATGTGTGCAAAATTAGCGGAGCGCCACATGGAGATGGTGGGCTGCAGCTACGTCGAAACGACCAGCCATGCCGGAGCAAGGCCGGACCACGCGGAATGGCAGGGGCGGGTGTTCCATTGGAAAGAGAAGGGCAAAGCAGACCCGCGATATTCGGCACCGGACTTTATAAGCAGTACAGGGTATGGGACCGCCACGGGGCTATGCGGGGTAAACTGCCGGCACAGCTTTTATCCGTATTTTCCAGGCTTGTCCTCGCCGAGCTTTGAACGCGATCCGGCAGCCAGGCTAGGCATCGATAACGATGAGCTTTATCGCCAAGAACAGGAGCAGCGGCGGCTGGAGCGCGATGTGCGGGCCGCGAAGAAAAAGGAAGTCATCGCCGAGGAAATGGGCGACGCCGAGGCGCTGCGCCAGGCCAGGGCGGAGCGCCTACAAGCACAGCGGGCTGTGAAAGAGTACGTCGATTCACACGAATATCTGCGACGCAGCTATGAGAATGAGGGTATCGGGCGCAAGAGCGGTGCAACGACGCCCACACGAATGGCCGCAGCGGCCACCAAGGGGACGGCTGAAAAGAAAAAGAAAAAGGAAAAGACATAACCGCAACCCATTATTTTTAAGTAAGACAAAAGCAGAAACGCATAGAAGGGCTAGTTCTATGCGTTCTTCGAGAACAATTTTACACTTTAAGAGCAAATAATTCTTCTAGTAATATCATTTTACTCTCAAAGTGTCATTATGTCAATGGAGCCGCAAGGCTCTTTTTTTGTGCGAATATTTGACAACAGTGAAAAATGGTATTACACTATATGGCAGGGAATATTACGCCGACCGTGCAGGCGCTTAAATGCACGACGCGCAGCGGGCGACACCGCGGTTAAAATACGGGGCGCGAAAGGAGAAAAGGATGGGCCTTGATTTTTTGAAAAAGTTGTTCGGAGAAGATGGCAAGACGGCGCTGACTTTCGACGAATTCAAAGCGGCAGCTGAAAAGGCGAACTTGGACTTGGCCGATTTGAGCAGCGGCGAGTACATAAGCAAGGGCAAATATGACCGTGTCGTCGGTGAGCGGGACAAGTACAAGAAACAGATCGACGAGGACCTAAAGCCGAAGCTCAGCGAGCTGCAGAACAAGGGCAGCAGCGATGAGCAGCTAAAGAAGGAGCTGGAAACCGCGAAGCAGGAGCTGGCAAAGGTCAAGGGGGCGCTCGAAAAACGTGAACGGTTAGATTACGCCATGCAGAAGATGGGCGGGGACAAGAAGCTGGCCAAGCTGCTGGTTATGGAAGCGTCGGAAATTGTAAGCGACGACATCGACTTTGAAACGGCGGTCGAAAAAGTAATCAAGGACCAAAAGGACGTGTTCGGCGTCCAGGACAATGGCGGCGGCGACGGCAACAAAGAAACCGCGACGGTAAAAACACCAGGGAGCAACGACAACGGGACAGCCAAACTGAAGGGGGATGCTCTCGACAAGGCGGTTTTGCGGGCGTTCGGGCTGCCAGAGGACACGGAAATCCCGAAAAAGTAACACGAAAGCGAGGGGGGCTTAAAAGTGGGAAACACGATAGAGCTTATCACGAAATATTTGCCGCTTTTGGATAAGGTGTTCAAAGCGGCATCGGCAACGGCCATTCTGGACGTTCCGAGCGACAACGTCGAGTTTATAGGGGCCAACGTGGTCAAATACCTAAAGCTTGACATGGACGGCCTGGCCGACTACGACAACGATGAAGGGTTTGTCGCGGGCGGCGTTTCGGCCAGCTGGGCCACGCTGCAGCTTCGCATGAAGCGAGCGCGCCAGTTTGAGATCGACAACATGGACAACGAGGAAACGCTTCTTCAGGTATTCGCCGGCACAGTTTCGGAGTTTATCCGTACCAAGGTTGTGCCTGAGGTGGATGCAACCAGGTTCGCTCGTTACGCATCGGCCAGCAACATTCTGACGACATCGGGCGCGACGCTGGACAGCACCAACGTGATCGCGGCGATTGACGAGGCCATCGCAGCGATGGACGACGCTGAGGTCCCGTCGGAAGGGCGCATCATGTTTATGACGCCGAGCATATACCAAGCCATCAAGCAGAGCAACGCGGCAACCCGCATCATTCCGGCAGGCGGCGGGTTGAACCGAAACTTTGAGAGCTTCGACGATATGCGGGTTGTAAAGGTTCCGCAGAGCCGGTTCTACACGGCGGTTACGCTGCTTGACGGCAGCACCGAAGGGCAGACCGCGGGCGGCTACACTAAGACCGAAGGCACCGGCAAGGACATCAACTTCATGATCGTGCATCCGAGCGCGGTTTTGCAGATCACGAAACACGCCAGGAGCCGGACGCTGCCGCCGTCGGTCAACAAGCAAAAAGACGCATACGTGTTCGATTATTTGATCTACCACGATGCGTTCGTGCGCGAGAACAAGGCCAGTGGAATCTATGTCCACAAAAAGGCGTAAGGAAGGGGGCGACACGGCATGGCAGACAAGGTTCTAATGGAGCAGGACGGTGTGTCCATGATGGTGCCCAGGCACAAGATCGACGATTACAAGCGCGAGGGCTGGCGTCTTGCAGATGAGGGCAGCAGGGTGACCGCCGCCACAGAAGGGGACGGACCGGAAAAGGCCAAGAAGGGCCAGAAATAACGGCGAGGGGGTGCGGGCATGGATGCGCTGATTGATAGAGCTTTCTATGAAGAAAGTTATGGCGGCGACGCTGTGCCCGCCGCTGCTTTCCCGCGTATCGCCAAAAAGGCCACGGCCACGCTGCAGGGACTAACCCAGGGCAGGGCCAGGGCGGCCACCGGCGAGAGAGGCGAGGCCGTAAAGATGGCGGTGTGCGCGATTGCGGACCTGATATGGCAAGCGGAGCATGCCGGCGGGCGGCTGCCCACAACAGAAAGCACCGGCGGCGGGGATTACGCGGCCACATACGAGAATGTCGGTTTGAATGAGGCAATCCGACGTGAGGCGCAACGATGGCTGGGCAGCACGGGTTTGTTGTATAGGGGGCTTTGATATGCTACCAGGACATGCGCTGCGCGACACTATAACGATTTGGAACCTAACATCGAGGGGACCAGCGGAAAAAGACACGTTTCAGCGGACGGTTGTCGCAAGGACGCAATGCAGTGTCGAGGACCAGCGGATTCTCGACAACACCGGAAACTACCGGACGGCAGAGGTCCTGACAGCTAGAATCGACATTCGAGTGAGCGAGGCAAGCGGCGGGCGGAAATACATGCCGCACAATGAGTGGGGCCAGGAACCAAGCGAGATCGGCAAGCATTGGACCATCCGGCCAGGCTTCGATTATATCGCGCGGGGGAGCGTTCCAGACGAGGCCCCACCGACGAGCGGGTGCAAGGTGTACAAGGTCCGTGCTGTGTTTGTTCGGCGGACGCCGGACGGGCGTGGGATAATACGGGTGGTGGCGACATGATAAACGCCAAGATGACGTTCGAGATGGACGTCGCCAAGGTAAAAGGCCGCTACGACGAAATCGGGCTAAAAGCGCTTCTCTGGCTAAAGAACGAGGTCGCCAAGGACAGCGATCCGTTCGTCCCATTCAGGGCGAACAACGGCGGGACACTAGCGCGGAGTGTGCGACCAAGCATCGGCACACCGGACCAATTCCTGGCCTACAATACGCCTTACGCCAGGCGGATGTATTATGGGACACATTTCAACTTTAACAGGTCGAAGCATCCGCAGGCGACACACCACTGGAGCGAGAAGGCAAAGGCGATACACAGGCCGAAATGGATGCGCGGGGTTGCAATGATATTTGGCGGCAAGTTGAAGGGGTGATAATGGCATGGACATCACGACGGAGAACCTGCTCATAACAAAGCTGGTCGAGTACCTAAACGACAACAAGGCCGAGATTGGGCTGCCGGTCGATGTGTTCATAAACGAACACGATGAAACCGGAGAGGCCATGTGGGTCCAGCCTAATAGCGGAGAGCGCAAAACGCAGCAATATGTGGGCGGCAGTTACCGCGGGTTTTTCCCTTTCACTGTCTGCTACCAATTCACCAACACCAACACAGAGGACGGACGACGGGCTGTTCTGGATTTGCCGTTCTACCGGCTGGCGGCATATTTCGAGGCCCAAGGCGACCGCATACAGCTGGGGGATGCCACGGTGACGGTCGAGATGGTAACTCATCCGGCCATCAGCTATGTGAGCGAGGATGGGCAGACCATAGAACACCAGGCGACCTTTCGGCTGGGCTACCACCACAAGAGGCCGGTGACACCACCAAAAGAAAGCGAGGGAAAAGGCGATGCAGTACCGGTATGAGAGATTGCATTATATGAACACGGGAACGACGACACTTCCGGTTTGGGCGCTGATTAATGAGGGCGTCGTTGCTTTTGACGACGACCTGGGGCCGAAAACCGAAACAAAACAGTATATCGCCGATAAGAACGAGCGCGATATATTGATGGGCTACAAGCCATCTTACAACTACACGGCGGAGCTGGATTACACCGATGACGTGTCCAAAAAGCTATATGAGATCGGCGCGGATCAACGCATTGGAGAGCAAGTGGAGATCGTAACGGTTGATACATGGACGCTGTCCGAGGGTGTCTGCGAGGCGCGCAAGGGATTATATAACGTAATTCCGAGCAAGGCAGGTTCAGGCGACCCTGGTGCACCGCTTACGATGGAGGGAACACTGGTCCAGGTCGGCGAGCTCATAAAAGGCACATGGACCGTCGACACAAACACATTTACGCCAGAGGGAGAAGAACCCGAAAGCGGCGACGGTGGCGGCGGCGGTGGTCAGACCTAAGTGAAAACAGGCCCCGCTTATGCTGCGGGGCCTAACCAAATTACATGCCAGCGAAACGAAGGGGGGCGAAGGAAGATGGCAAACGGCAAAATAACGGTCGGAAAAGACAGGCTGCCCACGCTTGAGGTTTTGGGGAAAGAATGGCCCTATGACGTAACCAGGGTGGGGCTTTTGGAGCAGCTGGACCGCATCCAAAAAATCGATTTAAGGGACGACGGGTTGGACCTTAACAGCGTCGTCGAGCTGTACGCGGGATTCATACGGGCGGTTTTTTGCGACAGCGACGAGCTTATAAAGGAGCTGCGCGAGGTTATCGGGGACAGCCTGCAGCTTTGGGCCGACGTTGCGGTTCAGGTCGCGGGGTTCGTTCAGACCGCGGGGTTTAACACGATTCTCGACCGGCTGGCTGAGCTTAAGGCCGCAGCCGATGGAAACGCGACAGATAAAGGCGCATGAGTATTCTATATCCCAATGCCCTGCCGGAGGCGGTGTGCATAAACGGAACCGACTACCGGATCAGGCCACAATTTTATATTATTCTTGAGATAATCCAGATTCTAAATGGGGCACGGGATCAGGGGCTGACGCCAGCGGAGCGAATGGCGCTGGCCCTCGAATTATTTTACAGGGACGCGCCGCCGGACGCGACAACGGCCATCCAGGCGATGCAGGAATTCATCGCAAAGGGCAGCTGGGACAATGGTTACACAGGCCGCCGCACAGGCGACACGGAACAGATTTTGGATTGGGACATTGATGCGCCGTTCATATGGGCCAGCCTAAAACAAGCCTATCCGTTCTGGGATTGGAGCCAAGCGCACTGGTGGGAGTTTAAGGCGGCATTCGACAGCCTGCCGGCAAGCAGCAAGATAAAAGAGGTCATGCGGATTCGGGCGCAGAAAATAGACAGCAAGATGGACCGCGAGCAGCAAGAAGAACTGCGTGAGCTTAAACGGGCTTACAGCCTAGAGAAGCGCGCAGCGCCGAAGCGCAGGGCCAAGGACATCGAGGCAGAGCTTAAGGCGAGAGCGAGGGGGGAGATTAATGGCAGCTGATGCAACGGTTCTTGTTGACGTATTAGTTAACAAGGACGGAGCCAAAAAAGACATCGACCAGCTGAACAGCGAACTAAAAAGCAAGTTGGCCGGAGCGGCAAAGGCTATCGGCGCAGCTTTCGCCGCTGTCGGAGCCGGCGTTGTTGCGCTAGTAAAGCAGAGCGTTCAGGGCTACGCGGAGTTTGAACAGCTGGTCGGCGGCGTAGAAACGCTATTTAAGGACAGCGCGAAAGAGGTCCTCGCATACGCACAAAACGCATACAAGACGGCTGGTGTGTCGGCCAACAAGTACATGGAAACGGTAACGTCGTTCAGCGCGAGCCTACTGCAGAGCCTGGGTGGCGACACGGCCAAGGCGGCCAGGGTCGCGGACATGGCCATCCAGGACATGGCAGACAACGCCAACAAGATGGGGACCAGCATCGAATCTATACAGTACGCATACCAGGGCTTTGCAAAACAAAACTACACCATGCTGGACAACCTAAAGCTGGGTTACGGCGGCACCAGGAAGGAGATGGAGCGCCTACTTGAGGACGCGCAGAAACTGACCGGCATAAAATACGACATAAGCAATCTGAGTGACGTGTTCGAGGCGATACACGTTATTCAGACCGAGCTGGGCATCACCGGCACGACCGCGAAAGAGGCGGCCACCACCATCCAGGGCAGCTGGGGCATGATGAAAGCAGCATGGAGCGACTTAATCACCGGCATGGCTGACGAGGGGGCGGATTTTGATCGGCTGCTAAACAACCTAATCGACAGCGCGGCCACGTTTGCAAAGAACGTTGTTCCCGCCGCACAGACGGCGCTGAGTGGCATAGTACGGCTGGTTGAGGGCCTGGCCCCGCAGATCGCGGCGATCATTCCACAGATAACCAGCGAGCTACTGCCGCAGGTCGCCACCATAGCGATGTCGATAATAGAGAGCCTGGTTAACGGGATAATTACGAACGCGCCGGCACTTGGAGCCGCCGCCGCTGACGTAATATCAATATTAACAAAGGGCCTAGTGGCCGCGATTCCCAATATAATATACGCCGCGGGGACGCTGGTATTTGAGCTCGCCCAGGGAATAGCGAAGGAACTGCCAACATTAATTCCGGTGATTGTAGACGGGCTGATCGACATAGCCGAGGCCCTAATCGACAACGTCGGAATATTGATCGACGCCGCCATCGAACTGGTGCAGGGGCTGGCCGAAGGGATAATAAACGCGCTGCCGATACTAACGAAAGAGGTTCCAAGGTTGATTCAGCATTTTGTATCGCAGATTTTGGGGCGATTGCCGGACATAATACAGGCGGGCGTCGAAATAATACTAGCGCTGGTCCAGGGGATAGCTGAGAGCTTACCAGAGATCGTGGCGGCGGTCGCGGAGATAATACCGCAGATTTTACAGGTCCTGGCTGAGATGATTCCGCAGATTGTAAACGCGATTCTTCAGGCGGTCCCGTTCATTATTCAGGCCATAACCCAGACAATACCGCTGATTTTGCAGGCCATAGTGGGGATGTTGCCGCAGCTAATAGATGCCACCATAACCCTGGTTTCAGGGGTTGTGCAAGCCATAATCGACAACCTTCCTCTGATCATACAGGCTATCGTTGATGCAATACCGCTAATTATAGAAGCTATTTTAGGGGCGCTACCGCAGATAATACGGGCGGTGATCGAGCTAACGCTTGGATTGATCGGGGCCATACTTGACAACCTTCCGCTGATAATACAGGCCGTAGTGGAAAGCATACCGCTAATTATAGAAGCTATAATCGAGAGCATCCCGCTGTGGATAGAAGCGGTTATAACGCTGATCATCGAGATCGCCAAGGCCATAATCGAGAACCTACCGACCATCATCGCGTCAATAGTAACGTGCATCGCCAGGTGCATCGCTACACTAGCGGAAAACATGTGGCAATGGGTTCAGAAGGGCGCAGAATTCATTTGGAGCCTAATCAAAGGCATCGGGCAATCTGTCGCGGATTTCGTAACGACCGCCTGGAACGCAGCGAAGGACTGGCTCAATAAGTTATGGGAAGGCTTCAAGGACGGAGCCAAGGCGCTATGGGACAAGATCGCGGGCTTTTTTGAAGGCATATGGGACGCAGCAAAGGACTTCATTTCCAGCGCAGGAAAGATTGCCAAAAGTTTTGTCGAGGGGATATGGAACGGCATTAAATCGCTGGCTAGCTGGCTGTGGAACAAGGTTAAAGGGTTCTTCGAGGGGATATGGAACGGCGTTAAGAATTTATTTGGCATAAAATCGCCGGCCAAGCGGTTTGTTTGGGCCGGCAAGATGATGGTCCAGGGCCTTGCCGAAGGATGGCGCAAAAACATAAAAGACGCCGTCAAGGCAGCGGTCGACGGTTCCCAGGCCATGATCGACGCAGTACAGGACACGCTGGACATGCACAGCTTGAGCCGCCGCGGGATGAGTATCGGGGCGAACCTGATCGGCAGCATAGGCGAAGGCTGGACCCGCAACGTGGGGGCGGTAATAGACGACATCGCGGCAAGCCTAGCGGCGGAAACGGCCAGGCTCCAGGCTAGTGTGCAGGCAGCAAGCGCTGGCGTTGCGATCGGCGGCGGTGGGAATATAACATATGCGCCAAGCTACACATTCCAATCGCCCAACCCGCTGGGGACCAGGGACGTGCTGCTGCAGATGCAATTCGAGAAGCAGCAGGCGCGGCTTTTGGGGATGCCGGTATAGAAGGGGGGACAAGGATGCAGCAAGTGTTCTTTTTTGATGACGAGGGGCGCAGCTTGGAAATTCCAAACATTCTGGATATTGCGGGTCTGGGGACGCCGCCGGTTCGCCTGCGGACGTCCCAGGGCTATCGGCAGCACGGGGCCACGCTACATGCCGCAGCATACGAGCCGCGGGCGTTCACAATTGCGTTTGATGCGACAGGGCGAACATGGGACGAGGCCGCTGCGGTCCGCGACGCAATAGCGTCGTTCTTCGGGCGACTGACACCAAAAACGATGCTATATAAACGGGGCAACTTTGAGCTGTACCTGGGGGACATATGGCTGGCCAACCCATACGACACTACGGCCCGCGAGGTTCATGTTTTGAGCGGAAAGTTGCAGCTGATAGCGATGAACCCGTTCTTTTACAAACCGATCCAGCCATCGGCGGTGGCGCTAGAAACGCCGATGCTTGAATATATAGACGAGGACGGCGGGATCGAATTTGACTACACGGACGGCACCGGCGGGTTGGTATATTCGACGATGCAGCAGAGCATCACGGTTACCAATAACGGACCGTGCCCAGAAACACCTGCGATTATTCGATTCTACGCACCGGCGGACCAGCCGTGGGTAAAAAATACTACAACAGGCCAGACGATAAAGGTCACAAAAGAACTAGAGCCAGGCGAGGTCCTGGTTATAGACAGCAAAGCGCAGACAGTGCGAATTATAGACGCAAGCGGGATCGAGCATGAGGCTTTTACACATATCAGCGAGGACCCTGACGAATTCGACTTTATAACGCTGAACCCAGGGCAGAACGTATTCGAATTTGGAAGTGAGGGCGTCGACATAGGGTTTGTTGAGGTGGGCGGCTATGAATATTATACGCATATATAACAAGGACAAAGTCAAGCTGGCCCAGATTTCCATCAGCCAGGTTATCAGGGTAACGGAGATTCGGCAGATGGTCGGGGTCGAAACGGTACAGATCGAGGCGGCCCTTTCAAACATTGTCGCCGGCTACTTTGAAACGGATGGCTGGATTGTAGACGAAGAAGATCGACCGTTCATAATTCGCTACATATACCAGAGCGAGGCCGACCAGCTGGTCAAGGTGGTGGCATACTCTCCGCACTTCGGCCTGACGAAGCGCATCACCAGGCCGAACCAGGGCGATCCGATGCTGACAGCAACGGGCACCGCCGACAAGGTCGTAAAAACATTTATTCGGGACACGGTACCGGACGATGACGAATACAGGGGGCTGGGGATAGTGTGCGCGCCGGACCGAATCGACGGCCCGATCATAACAGAGCAGACGCGCCGCCACAACCTGGGGGACCGGATAGCGGCCATATTGGCCGCAGCGGGCCGCCGCGAAGTATGGAGATGGAACGGTGGGAACATAACGTTCGACACGCTACCGGTCACGGACCGGACCGCTGGCAACCCAGAGGGCAACAGCGTGTGCATTTTTGCGGGCAGGTTTGGAAACATTGAGAACGAAACGCTGGAGATTGACACAACCGCAAACCAAACCACCGTTTATGTCGGCGGAGCCGGAGAAGGCGACGAGCGCGAGGTCTACGCACACGGAACCGACAGGAAGGGATGGGAGCGGTGCGAAGTCTTTGTTGACGCGCGGGACGTAGAAGCAGGTGACACAGCGACAATGGAGCAGCGGGCGCTTCAGGCAATTATGGACGCAGCGGTCACGGTGAAAGCCACGGCCAAAGACAACACGAATCTGGTGTTTGGCAGGGACTACGACATCGGGGACCTTGTAACGGTCCAGGTCGCATACAAAACCTATGAGCCGGACGGGCCTTATTTCAAACCGGTCCAGCGGTACATAGGACTAAAACAGCAGATCACGCAGGCCCTGATCACGTACAACGCGGACGTTCGGACCGTAGATGTGACATTCGGGCTGACCGTTGAGCAACAGCAACAGGCAACCGGCGGCATGGGGAGCAGGGTGTCCAACCTGGAGGCAGCCGGCCAAGGCGGCGCGTCAATTGACCCTGCGAAGTTTGTCAAAAAAGAGGGCGACGTGATGACCGGCCCGCTCACCACGCCAAACAACGCCGTCGGCATCAACATCGGAGACGATGCGCGGCTTGCCGACAGGAACCGTGCCAACACGATGTTTGTAGAAGGACAGCAGAACACCGACAGGGGATATATCAATTTCAGCCAAACGTATGGCAACGTGCTGGGCGCAATAAACGGAGGGAACCTGACATGGCGCGGCAACAGGGTATGGGACGCCGCCGGATTGCCGATTGAATCAGGCACATGGACGCCTTATATCTATGGCGCGACGACGGCTGGAACGCCATCATATTCCGACAGAAGCGGATATTATATGCGGTTTGGTGACTTGTGCTTTATTTCGATGATGCTTGTTCTAACAAATAAGGGCGGCATGGCTGGAACGCTTCGTATCGGCGGGCTTCCGTTTCCCGCATCGACCGTAACGCAATTTGCAATTATCGGCGGCGCTTTTCGGGCTCATAACGGCAGCAAGGTGTCCGGCCAGCTTGACAGCGGCAATACATATTTTTCGTTGCAGGGCGACAATTCTGCATTTGATGCTACATTGGCTAATGATAATTTTAGCATATGGAGCATGAGCGGTACTTACACAATCCAAACATGAGGTATGAGTAATGATTACAAAGATTACGCTTGATATGCTTACGGAGACCAGCGTCAGTGTCAAGACGCAAAAATACGTAGAGGACGGCGGCGTCGAGTACGCCGTGGGCGAACCGCATCGCCGCGCCTATGTCAACTCGGAGCGCGGGCGGGCAGAGATAGCGGCGGAACTGCCGGAACCGTATTTATCCGCGGTGCTGGCTGTATGGGGAGAAGCGCCGACTGTTTTTGAGGATAATAATTCCGGTTAATTGATTGGCCCGAGTTTGACAATATACACAGATAGGTGTAACATTTGAATAAAGGGGGGCAAATTATGGCTATATTCGGGATGCCATACGCATCGGACAAAACAGGGAATGACCGGAAATATACGTCTGCCCAGCAGGCGAAAGCGGACGCTGTAATGGGCACCAGCGGGCTCGCATGGGATCAGGATGCGAACGCGGGACTGGTCGAGAAGATCGCCGGCACCAGGAAGGTCACGATCCAGCCATGCGAGGCGTTCATCGCGGGCCATAAGTGCATAAGCGACGAGGTTGAAACGCTGACGCTGGACGCGGGGCACGGAACATATCCGCGGATCGACACCATCGTCTTTGAGAGCAACGCCAACGTGGATGTGCGAGCGCCGCGATTCGCAATCGTACAAGGGCAGCCATCGAGCGACCCGACGCCGGCAGAGTTATCAAGCACACCAGCGCTGACGCAGGTCCCGCTGGCCCGAATTCTTGTGCCGGCAGGGGCTAACAGCCTGGACAGCGCGACCATAACGGACGCCAGAGTGTGGGTTCGCGGCAAACACAAGCATGAGATCGCGGACATTAACAACTTGGGAACCCAGTTAGCCGGAAAGAGCGACACGGGGCACACGCACACCAGCCTGGCCAGCGTAAGCCTGGGGCAAGCGCAGGTGACGGGTGCCGCGCCGGAGAAGCAGGCCCGCGTCGTGAATATATACTACCAAAAAACATCGGACCCGCTGCCAAGCGGGGCGGAGCTTGCAGCGCTGCCGGCGGGGACGTTAATTCTCCGCTACGAGCCATAAAAGCGGGGTGAGATAGATGCCTAGAATTTGGGGTTCCGCTACGGGGCCGAACGCTGACCGCGTAAACGTATGGATTGACTGGACCGAAAGCAGTATAGATATAAACAATAACCGGTCTTATGTGGTGGCGGATTTCTACGCACAAACTAAACCGGACAAGACATCCGCGACATACGACGGACAGGGCAAATCATGGTTTTATGTAAACGGGGTCCAGGTCGATTATAGATATGGCCTGATAGATTTCCGCAGCCCGGCGCGGCCATTGAACCACCTAGGGCATTGGGAAGGATGGGTTCAACACGATAGCGACGGCAGGGCGAGCATCACGCTGGCGGGCAACTTCGATATTTCGAGTTCCTATATAAAAGATGGCAGCGCATCGGGCACGGTGCAACTAACGGAGATATGGACCGCCGCCACGCCGCCATATTCGCTGAGTTTTTCGGCGTCTATATACGAAAACAGCATCACGCTGTTCTGGGGCGGCCAAGCAAGTGGCAGGAACAACGCAATCACCGGTTATCAGGTATTGTATAGGACGAACGACGGCAGCGGGTGGAGCGGAGAAACGACGGTGAATGCCGGCGGTGCGACATCGCTGAACATAAACACGGCCAGCTGGCCAAGAGGCCGCCAGCTAAAATTCAGAGTGCGGTGTTTGACAGTAAAAGGCGACAACCCAATCAGCGGAGAGAGCGCCGTCGCCACCAAAAACAGGGCACCAGGGACGCCAGGCAAGCCGACGCCGAACAGCAGCATATATAAGGTCGGGGACACGATAACGCTGACATTCTCCGCCGCCACAGATGCAGACGGAAATCTGAGCGGCTACGAAGCCAAGATGCAGGACGCCAGCGGGGCGGATTACAACGGCGGAGCCATAATTGGCACCAGCAGCGGAACGACACTGGCGATCAATACTGCCGGATGGGAACCAGGCAAGAAATGGCGCTTCTTGGTAAGGGCAAAAGATAGCTTCGATGTTCGGGGGAGCTGGAGCGCCGCCAGCGACTATATACAGATCGGCGTCGCCATGAAAGCGGTGATCGAGGGGGGCATTAAGAACCTGGCCGATTGCTACATCGTAGTGGAGAGCGGCGGCACCAAGAGCCTGAAACCCATCGCCGAGGCATACGAGGTGACGATCGGGGGCATCAAGGCCCTAGCATAGATTCACGGAAGGGGGAAAAAAGGATGATCGACAAAGCGGCCCTGGTCAAGAGGGCCATCGCATGGGCGAGGGAGAATCCGCCATATACCGGTTACACGGAAAAGGTGTTCAGGGCGGTCTGCGAAGCGAACCTGCCGAACGGGGCAAACATATTCACACAGATATGCGCGCAATTTACCGGCAAAGAAGAAGCGGTCGACCTGGTGCATTGGGACACGCCGGAGTGGCGGCTGCC